AAATTTCACACTAACTAACACAAACTCCATGCCTACTTCTGTGATGATTTCCCTGCTCCGTAAGGGTAACAATGGTAATGAAATCCTTCAGATTCTTGATAGTATCTGTGAGGACAGTGAGCAACAGAATTCCACTGCAAATGTTGTGGACTTCAGTGGTGCCCAGGTGACAGACTTCTGATAGTTTGTGATGCTTACAGTGTGCCTCCTAGTTGACACTGGGGGGCATATATGTTAGACTGACAGTGTTGTGAATATGACAGTGTTTTATGGGGTAAGCGTTGGTGACCCATGGGGCGTAGTAAAGTCTAAGGATTTAAGGATGACCCCCCCCCCTACGAAAACACCCAGGTTCCCTAACCTACAAAAGTATATTCCCTTGAGACATATATTGAGTCTCTTTTTTTATGCTTCTATATAATTTCAAAAAGCAAATCCATTTATATGAAAAAAAATCCCCCAGAAAAAATATTCCACATATACCTCAAAGGAGAATGTGTGATGAATAGTTTAGATAGTGAGAGATTCAGAGAGCAGTGGGAGCAATTGAATTGTATGGTAGGATTAATGAAGACTGAATATGTAAAGGAGGATCTCTCTTATGAGGAGGTAGAGATAACCCCCTATGATCTTTCTGAGAATTCATATTGACAGTTATACATAGACCTGATAGAATTATAGAGTTAATGGAGTGAATTTTATCCAATGGCAAAAGGATTTACAGTAAAGGCATCAAAACCCAAAGGTGGTAGTAAAGGACCTGAATGGGACATTGATGCAATTAAGCAGAGAATGCGTGGTAAGACCATTGTATTCTGTCTGCCTGGGCGTGGTTGTTCATATGTGTTTATGAAGAACTTTGTGCAATTATGTTTTGACTTGGTACAAAACCAGATGGCAATCCAGATCAGTCAGGATTATTCATCTATGGTTAACTTTGCACGTTGTAAGTGTTTAGGTGCTAATGTACTGCGTGGTCCCAATCAGATTCCTTGGGATGGTAAGTTGAACTATGATTACCAGTTGTGGATTGATAGTGATATTGTATTCAATACTGAGAAGTTCTGGCAGTTGTGTGATTTGGCATTACCTGCTGATTCAGTAGATGAAGAAGGTAATGAGATTGAAGGAAAGGATCATCCAATTTCAGCAGGATGGTACAGTACTGAGGATGGACAGACTACATCTGTTGCACACTGGTTAGAGGAAGATGATTTCAGAACCAATGGTGGTGTAATGAATCATGAGATGGTAGATGGTATTCAGAAGCGTAAGAAACCATTCACTGTAGATTATACAGGGTTTGGATGGGTGATGATTAAGAAGGGTGTATTTGAGAATGAGAAGATGCCATATCCATGGTTTGCACCAAAGATGCAAGTCTTTGAATCTGGTGCAGTACAAGATATGTGTGGAGAAGATGTCTCATTCTGTTTAGATGCTATTGATGCAGGATATGAGATCTGGTGTGATCCACGCATCAGAGTGGGTCATGAGAAGACAAGAGTTATTTGAGGTATTAAGTTATGGCAAAAATGAAGAAGTCACTGTTGGGTTCAGTGTTTATTGAATCCCAACCCAAGAAGACTAGACAAGGATCAGGGCAGCACACAAAGTATGCTGCAACCAGCAGTAATAATAAGAAGAAGCGTTATAGAGGACAGGGCAGGTGATACAAAGGGGCAGCAATGCTCCTTTTTTTATGTTATAATTCTTATAGATAAAAAACCGCGTAAAAAAAATCTTCCTTTACTATGGCTTGTTTAATTGTAAATCTACCCTCAGTTGAAGTTTGGGTGCGTAAAGAATACCTTACTGACCATCAAAGTGGACATGGTGAGTTTGTTAAGGGTGTATGGGTTAGTGCTAAGAGTATTCCTGGAAGGGCATTTTATTTTGAAACCTATCTTCCTGAATATGCTGCAATGTACGATAAGTTACCTATCAGTGCATTTGTTAGTGAACCAAAGACACCTGATCCTGATATGACGCTTCATAACCTACAGTTTTGGAATTGTATGGATTATGGGGTTACTGCCATCACAAAGCAGTTTATTGGTAGTATGGACTATGAGGTCTATACAAGGGATTATGGGACCATGAAGGGCACTTATGTCTGTACTATAGACAACTACCACCAAGATCCTGATTTGGTGGATTACAGCACCTCTGAGACTCCTGCTGAACATAAGTCCCATAACCTAATTGAATTGGATAATGGACAGTATTGTTTGTATCCTAATAATAGAACTAGGATTTATGATAATAGTTTGACACCTGATAATCCAAAGACACCAGACTTCAAGGTATCTACTATTGAATATCAAGTGGAGTGTGGTTATGAAAAGGATGGTTTAGGTGATCAGGATTCTTACTTCTGGAAAACATCTAAGGAAAGAGAACAAGAAGATTCTATTGACATGTATAAATCACAAGATGGAAGATACAGTGATCCACAATAAATAATTTATTATGAGGAGATGGGAGATGAAACGTCAGAACAAGAGACCTGAAAGGGTTTTGGAACTGATGAAAAAGGATCATGGCACAAACAGTCTAGTAACTGATTATGGTGGTTACTATGATCAGATCACTACAAAGCAGGAGAAAAAGGATGACAAATGATTTCTTAGATAACATTGGTAATGATCTACATCAGAAGATGTTAAGGGAGATTTCTAATGATGATAAAACCCCTAAGAACCGCAAGAGATTGGTTGAAGACGGATTTTATGAAGCAACTGATTGTTCTGACCCTTCTCATATCTGCACTTGTGGTGCTGAACAGACATTAACTGAATAAAAGTGTAATAAATAAGGTAGAATTTCTGTATCATCTTGCCAGTTCAAAGGGTTAGTAAACCATTTAAGGACATTAGTTCTACCTTTCAAATTAATCCTCTTAATAGAGATTTGATTGGTCTTACTAATGAGAATGCTATTGCTAGATCAATACGCAATCTTATTTTAACAAGACCAGGTGAAAGACCCTTTAACCCAATCTTGGGTAGTAATGTTAGTGCATTGCTGTTTGACAGTTTAGATCAAATCACAGCATCTAATATTAAGTCTGAGATTGTAACTACCATTGAGAATTTTGAACCAAGGGTAAAGTTAGACGAAGTAATCGTAAAACCTAACCTTGATAATAATGCTTTTGATGTTTCAATTAGATACACTGTAGTTGGTGTATCAGCAAGTATACAAGTACTTTCATTTGCATTAGAGCTCACTAGGTAAATGCCTTTAGTTAATTTTAGCAACGTAGATTTTGATCAGATAAAAACCTCAATCAGGGATTACCTGCGTGCGAATTCTAAATTCACAGATTATGATTATGAGGGATCAAACTTATCTACAATCATAGATCTGTTAGCATATAACACTTACATCACTTCATACAATACCAATATGGTATCAAATGAAGTGTTCTTGGATAGTGCAACCTTAAGGGAGAATGTGGTCTCTCTGGCACGTAACATAGGTTATGTACCTAAGTCTAGAAATGCAGCAAGGGCAAAAGTGTCCTTCTCTGTTGATATGTCCAATACCACTGCTGTTTCTGTTACATTGAAAGCAGGTATTGCCTTTATCAATAGTACAACATTTGGCACAGAAGCATATGCCTTCTCTGTTCCAAAAGATATTACAGTACCTGTCAACTCAGAGGGTTTAGCACTCTTTGATGCTGTTGACATTTATGAAGGAACATATATTACTCAATCATTTACAGTTAACTCAAGACTTCCTAATCAAAAGTACGTCTTAACCAATAGTGGTATTGATACTGATTTGATTACTGTTACTGTAAGAGAATCAGAAGGTTCAACAGTATCAAGAGTATTCAATCAATATGATAGTTTGTTTGATATTGATGGTGAATCACCAATCTACTTCATCAATGAAATAGCAAATGAGAGATATGAATTGTTATTTGGTGATGGTTTATTAGGTGCTAAAGTAGAGGCACCACAAGTTATTGATGTTGGTTATATTACATCCAGTGGTTCTGGTGGCAATAACATTGAAGAATTTTCTTATGCTGGTTCTTTAGTTGATAATGCTGGCACACCTATTACAACTGGTATCTCACTGGTCTTTACTGACACTAAGTCATTTGGTGGCTCTGCTATTGAAAGTGTTGAGTCAATCAAGAAGTTTGCTCCACAGATCTATGCTTCACAAAACAGAGCAGTTACTGCTTCTGACTATGAAGCACTTGTTCCTAGAGTTTATACAGAAGCAGAATCAGTTTCTGCCTTTGGTGGTGAAGAATTAAATCCACCAAAGTATGGTAAAGTATTCATCAGTGTAAAACCAATCAATGGTGTTTATCTGTCATCTACTATTAAAGATGATATTCAGAGAGAATTAAGAAAGTATTCTGTAGCAGGTATTGTCACTGAGATTGTAGATCTCAAGTATCTGTACATTGAAACTGATAGTTCTGTATATTATAATACAAATCAAGCACCATCACCTAGTGTTGTATCAAGACTGGTACAAAACAACTTGATCACATATGCTGATTCAACTGAACTTAATAAGTTTGGTGCTAGATTCAAGTATTCCAAGTATCAAAAGATTATTGATGATAGTCATCAATCTGTCACATCTAACATCACAAAGGTTCAGATGCGCAGAGACCTTGAGGCAGTATTGAATACCTTTGCTGAGTATGAGATTTGCTTTGGTAATAGATTCTATATCAATAACCATGGTCATGGCACTCATGGTGGTCAGATTGGATATAACATCAAATCCTCTGGATTTAAGGTAAGTGGTATTGCTGACACACTATATCTGGGGGATAGTCCAGACCAAGGACTCAAGACAGGTAGAGTATTCCTGTTTAAGTTGAATTCACCAACTGAACCAGTTATTGTTAAGTCATCAGTTGGTACTATTGACTACATCAAGGGTGAGATTATGTTGAACCCAATTAAGGTCATTTCTACTGAGGTAAATAGAGGAGCACCCTTAATAGAAATATCTGCTGTTCCTTACTCAAATGATGTCATTGGTTTACAAGATCTCTATCTTCAACTTGACACATCACAAATTGTAGTAAGCACTGTATCTGATCAAATTGCTTCTGGTGATGATATCTCTGGTAGTAATTACATTGTAACCTCCAGTTACATAGATGGTGATCTGGTAAGAGGCACACCAATTCTTACTTCAGATACAAGAGTAAGAGGTATAACACCTGAAGGTTTCACAACAACCAGTCAAGGTGTTATTACAAGACAGGCATCTACAAACACAGGTACTGCTGGTCAAACCACATCAGGCACTACAGGTTCCACAGGTTCAACAGGTTCTTCTTCAGGTTCTTCAGGTTCATACTCCTATTAATAAGAAATGGCAGTAGATAGAGTAAAATTCCAAGAAATCGTTTCTAGCCAAGTCCCTGACTATGTTAGAGATGATTTTCCTTTGCTTATAGAATTTCTAGAGGAGTATTATAAGTCTCAAGAATTTCAGGGTGGTTCTATTGATATTGCTGAAAACATTGATAAGTATGTCAAGGTTGATGACATCTACAATGTAATTACTGAAACCAGACTGAGTGATGCTATTGACTCATCTGACACTACCATCAGTCTTGATAGTAATACTAATTTTACAGATGGATTTCCTGAAAAGAATGGTTTGATTCAAATCAATTCAGAAATCATCAAGTACGACTATAAGACAGAAAGAACTTTTGAGGGGTGTACAAGGGGTTTCAGTGGCATTACAACTTATATTGGGGCAAATACCCCTGACCAGTTGGTATTTGAAGAAACTGTTGCTGCTGACCATAAGAAAGGTGCGACTGTTTATAATTTGAATGTAAGATTCCTGCAGGAATTTTTCAAAAAAATAAAATATCAATATGCCAATGGTTTCTCTGATAGAACTCTTGCTGATGGTATAAACCAGAGAAACTTTGTATTTGGTGCTAATAGTTTTTACAAAGCAAAGGGAACAGATCAAGGATTCAAAATTCTGTTCAAGACATTATATGGCGTAAATGTAGATATCATCAGACCAAGTGAATACCTCCTGAAACCATCTGATGCTGACTACAGGGTCACACAGGACTATGTGGTGGAGGATTACATTGGTGATCCAATGAACCTGAAGAATCTCACAGTATTCCAGGATTCAATGAATGCCAGGGGTACAGTCACTGATGTTGAGTTAATCAGTTCTGTAGGAACCAATAATTTTTATCAAGTCTCTATTGACTATGGATATAGAAGAGATATTGATGTATTTGGTACAATTAGAGGTTCTTTCAAAGCAACACCAAAAACACAACTTGTCAATAATGTAGCAGTAGGTAAGACAGTTATTGATGTTGACTCTACAGTTGGTTTTGCTAAGTCTGGTTTCTTATCAATATACAATACTGATGGTGATGAAGATCTTCTGTATTACACTGATAAAACTTTAACACAGTTTATTGGTTTAACTACAACTACAACCACCCTTGAAGAAGGTGCTGATGTAAGATATGATGAATATATCTATGGTTATGTTGGTGTTGGTACTGCTAATGAGATTAGGGCAAAAATTACCTCTACTCTGAAAGAGTTTAAACTTTTAGAAGAAGAGCGTCTGTTCAGTAAAGGTGATAAAATCAATGTCCAGACACTTGGTCTCATCTCCAAGCAAAAGAAAGCAAATATTTGGAAAGAGAATATCAAGACCAATTGGGATGTCAAAAAAATTGAAGTAGTTGACTTAACTCAGATCAAATATAAAGTAACTACATTTGATGAAGTATTCTTCTATCCAGGTAATGTAGTTACCTTCACATCATCCAATGGTGTTGTAAGAGAAGGTGAGATTAGCAATGTTACAACACCAAATGAATTTATTGTTGTATTAGATAATATCATCCTCCCTGCTGATCTGGATAAAGCATATACTGTTGAGAACAAAGTATTAAAAGGCAAGTCAAGCAGATACCCACTCCTTGAGAAGTTCAATGCTAATATTCTCAACACATATGAAAAGACTAATGGACAGTTTTTAGTAGCATCAAACTCAATTGCTAACTTTGATAATAAACTGAATACAAATGCTTTTGATAAGATCACCACATTCTCTGGTGCAGCAAATGGTGATGAACTGACAATTATTAATTCAACACCACAGACAATCTACAAAGACCATGGTTTCTACACTGGTGATGTAGTTTATCTGGAATCTAATGTAAGCACTGCTTCTACTACAGTTGGTAGTCTTCCATTTTTCACTGTAACAGAAAGTAAGTTTGATAATGTAGACAATGGGGTTTACTTTGTAAAGAGACTGAATTCCACTACCATTAAACTGGCACTGAGTCAGGCAGATTTGTATGCTAACAGATTCATTTCTCCTGAGGGAACTGTTACAGATAATAAGTTATACTATTTCAAACATTATGAAAAAGAGTTAATACCACAAAAGATCTATAGAGAGATTGGAACTCCTTCAACAAAGAGTGGTGACTTCTCAACTCCAGCAGGATACACTGGTATTTTCAATAATGGTGTTGAACTATTAAACTATAAATCAGATGACTTCATCACATATGGTGGAATCAGAGAGTTCAGAGTTACTGATGGTGGTTTTGGATATGATGTAATTAATCCACCACTTCTCAAGGTAGAGGATATCCTTGGTGTTGGTGCCACTGGTGTATGTGCTGTTAATGGATCACTGCAAGAAATCAGAGTTGTTGATCCAGGATATGACTATTTGGATCAACCTATAATTGAAATTACTGGTGGTAATGGATCAGGTGCTACTGCTAAAGTAAACTTAGCATCTGTCTCTAATGAAGTAATCTTCAATGCTGATCCTGGTCCAGCATCTGGTGTTAACCTTGGACAAGATAGAATTGGATTCACAACTTTCCACAAGTTCAGACCAAATGAAAAGATTGTTTATGTGACTGGTGGTGTCAAAGCAGTTGCTGGATTGAGCACCAATGAATCTTACTTCTGTAATGTTATCAATAATAGTGTAATTACACTTCATGTAAACACAGAAGATTCAGAAGCAGGTATCAATACCATTAATCTTACAGGACATGGTGTAGGTAAGCAGGCATTTAGATCTGCTAGACAGAAGAAGATTGTTTCAAATATTCTTGTAATTAATCCTGGCAAAGGTTATCAGAACAAAGAAAGAAGAATCAATGCAGTTGGTGTGAATACAGCATCAAATGTATTCACTATTGGAAGTCATGGATATGAAAGTGGTGAATGTATCAAGTATGCTGTTGACTCTACACCAATTCAAGGATTGAGTTCTTCAAAAGAATACTATGTCAAGAAGAAAAGTGATGACCAATTTATGTTGGCAGAAGTTGGAACAGGTATCACTAGTAAGAAGTATTTCTATGATAACAATGTCTTTGTTGATCTTAAATCACCAGGTGATGGGACATTTAACTATAAACCAATCTCAGTATCAATAAAAGGTACTATTGGTGTCAATACTTCAACAGGTCAAGATTTCAATGCTGTAATTGAACCAATCTTCAGAGGTGAGATTGATTCAATTGACCTGAGAGATCCTGGTGTTGGATATGGTTCATCTGAAATCTTGAATTTCAAGAGACAACCTATGATCAAATTTGCTGCTGGTAGTGGCGCAGAACTGACACCTATTATTTCAAATGGTAGGATCCTTGAGGTTGTTGTCAATACTGGAGGAAGTAATTATAATTCACCTCCAAATTTGGTATTGAGTGGTATTGGTTCATTTGCTAAACTGACACCAATCTTGAAAGATGGTTCTATTACTGAAGTTAAAGTAATAAGTGGTGGTATTGGGTATCAGAGTGATACAAGACTGCTTGTAACTCCTGCTGGTTTGGATTGCAAGGTTCAGGCAGATATTGATAATTGGACAGTTAACCTTTATGAAAAAGGAAAGGATAATATTAAAGATGATGATGGTTTTATTGAATCTGACATCTCCAATCAGTCACTTCAATATTCTTACCTGTATGCTCCACGTAGATTAAGAGAGACAACTTTCTCAACTTCTAATGATGGAAAGGTTGACTATGGTACAACTGACCTTCTCAAGGTAGGTGATACTGAAACTGTTTCTACAAATCACTCACCAATCATTGGTTGGGCGTATGATGGCAATCCAATCTATGGTCCTTATGGATATAACAAGCAATCTGGTGGTCCTGTCAAGAAATTAAAGAGTGGATATGAATTAAGAACTCAGCAGGTCAACAGACCACCTCTTAGTGTATATCCTGCTGGTTTCTTTGTAGAGGACTATGTTTATACAGGTACTGGTGATCTTGACCAATTCAATGGTAGATTTGCTGTAACACCAGACTTCCCACTTGGTGTTTATGCATACTACACCACATTCAATGAAGTTACAGCAAGTACTGGTCCATTCAACAAATACAATGAACCTGTATTCCCATATGTAATTGGTAATGCTTATAAGTCTGAACCTATTGATTTCAACTTTAAGAAGATTTCAAATCATATTGATTATGATATTGAGGCAAATCAATGGTTGAGAAATACCAAGTCATATAATATGACTAAAGGTACAAGTGGATACAAATATATTTTCAATCCCAATGACACAAAACCATCAACCATAGACATCACTGCTGTCAGTTCTGGTTCAGTAGAAACAATTGGTGTTACTACTGGTGGTTTTGATTACAGGGTTGGTGACAAAGTTAACTTTGATAATGATGGAACCAGTGGCACTGGTGCTGTTGCAAGAGTAGAAAGAATTGAAGGTAAAAATGTTTCTACTGTAAGTGTAGCATCTACAAGAATTGATGGTGTTGAATTCATTCCACATGTCAATCAAAGTAAGTTCATTGGTTTCTCATCTGAACCACACAACTACAAGCAAGATGACATTATTGTAGTAAGTGGTCTTTCAAGACATTTTGATGGATTTGATGGTCAATATAAAGTTGGTATTGACAGTGGTTACTTCAAACTGGGTGCTGAAGGTATCTCTTCTGTATCAACAACTGGTATCATCACTTTCATACCATTGATTGGTAGAATTCAATATCCATTCATTCAGAATAATGATATCTTGGATATAACTGGTGAAAAAGTAAAAGTACTGAGACTTGACAATCATAATGGTAGAGTTCTTGTACAAAGAACTATGTTTGGAACTTCAGGTCCATCTAAAGTTGGTCTGACTCAAGTATTCCAGGATCCTAGAAAATTCACTATCAATGTTGGAACTTTAAGAACAACACAAACTTTACAGTTCAACAGAGAGATTTATTTCAATCCAGTTGAAACATTGGGTATTGGCACAGTTGGTGCTGGAACTACACTTCGTTTCTCTAACCCAGGTGCTGGAGTAACCTCTTCACTGAATATTCCTGACAGAGTACTTTTCTATCCATTCCATGGTTTCAATTTAAATGATCCTGTAAAATATTCTACAGGTGGTGGCAATCCAATTGTTGTTTGGACTGGACAATCAGGTGTAGGTACATTACCACTGGATGCTGTAGGAGTTAACACACTTTATGCTGTTCCTGTAAGTAATAGATTTATTGGACTGTCAACCACTAAGGTTGGTCTTACCACTCTTGGATATCAAGGGGTAAATGGTGGATCAGGTCTTATGTATTTCACCAATGTTGGTACTGGTGTAAATCATAGCCTGGAATCTGATCTTGATAATGTTCTCAAAGCAAGAGTGGAACAACATGTAGTTACTGTCTCTACTGGTTCTACTCATGGATTATCTCAAAATGATGAGATTGAATTTACAATCAATCCTAAGAATCAAATTGATGTAATTGTTAAGTATGATGATTTCAATAGAAGAATAGTATTTGATCCAAAGACTTTTGCTGCTAATGATGTTGATGTAAACAACAATGCCATCATATTCAATAATAGACCATTCAAGACTGGTGATAAAGTTATCTTCACTGGTGCAATTGGTGGTTTAGTTAATGAGGGAATGTATTATGTTTACACTTATTCACCTGAGTCAATCAAACTGGTTGAACATAAGTCTGAACTGAAGCAAATCAATCCAAAGTTTGTTCAGATTACAAGTAAAGCAAGTGGAACTTTATCTAAAGTAAACCCACTGATCAATGCTAGCAGAAACAATAAGGTCAAATTTGATCTTTCTGATGAATCACTCTCATTCCTCTCTAATGGTGTTAGATATCC